CTGCGCCGATTGCTGCAACTTGGCCTGCTCAATCTGCATGAGCATCTGCGACTTGGCCTGTTCAGCCTGTGCCTCCATCTGCGCCTGTTGCGCGGCGGGGTTCTCACGGGGCTGCGCTGCCATCTGCTTCAACTGCTCCGTTGCAGCGTCAATCGTACCCTCAAGCGGACGCGCCGCCTTGAACGCCTGCACGCCGTACTTGAGCAAGTCCATCATCACCGGGACAAGTTCCGGCGAGGCTTGGCCGACCGGCAGCGCCTGCTGCAAGAAACCGCCGAAGGCTTGCAGGAACTGGAGCCTGTCCTGCTTCTCTTGCACCTCATCAATCTGCACAAGGCTGTCAGCGGCGATGTCGATGCGGAAGTTACGCAGCGGCTTGTCGCGGATGAGTTGCAACGCCTGCGGGATGAGCGCCTTGTCAGCGTCCGACATCTGCTCTGCGGCAGAGTAAGCGAGGATGGTCTGCGGCTGGTACCGCATACACATCACCTGCGCCTTGAGCCTGATGACCTCGGTTGCAAAGAGCGCCACATCTTCCTGCATCGACCGCAGACGCAGGCCAGCGTACTGACCCTTGATTTGCTGCGCCGTCGCCGTCTCTGAAGCCGCAGATTGACCACGGATGATGTCGCTGATGCCCGTGATTTCGTATATCTGACCCTTGATGTCAGCGCGTGCCTGATAGCATTGGATGAGCGCCTGCGCGATGGTGTCGAGCGGCAGCAGGTCAACGCTGCCCTTCAAGCCGCCCTTCTCGCTAAACGCCGCCCATTTGTCCACCGGGATGAGGGCATTGTTGTCGCCCTCGGTCATCAGACGCTGCAACGCCGGTTGGCTGGCATCGTACACGCCGCGCACACGCAGCGCCTTGACCAAACCATCAATGCGGTCGGAGAGGATGTCCAACTCCATCGCTTGGTCTTGGTACAGCACGAAGTCGGGGACAGGCACAAGGTTGTCCGAGGTCGTCGTGGCGTAGAGCGGCTTCGGGCAGGGGAAGAACCCCTCAAAGTTGAGCGGGTCGTCACGCACATCAATGAAGTGCGACATACCCTTTGACAACCAGTAGACCTTCAGCGTCTCCTTGTCCCAGAGTTCGCAGATTTTGGCGAGGTTGTACTGACGCTTGCTGTCGCGGTAGGCGTTGAGCGTCTCCGGGCCTTGGTCGGTCGGTATCTGACGCGCCATTTCCTCGCCGAAACGCTCTACAAGCGCCTCACGGGTCATGTAGACCCAGCGCCATACCTGCCCCACCTCTTCCCAAGTGCGGCCCTGTGAGTGTCCAAAGTCCTTCCAATGGACATAATCGACCGGGGCGCGTTCGTATTCAATCTCTTCAAGCGGCGGCGGTGCGCCCTCCCCCTGTTCGATGGCAGAAGTGATGGATACACCATCGTCCTCTACGCCAATGGGGGCAACATGAGGCTCGTACCGCACCCATGCCGTGCCGCGACCGCCGAGGAACCTGTCCTCGACATCGTATTTCATGGTCGAGCGGAAGTCGGGGTAATGCTCAATCTCAAAGTCGATGGCGCGTTCGACCAACCGTGCAGCGACACGCCCAACGGGGTCGTTGTCACCGAAACGGCGCTGTACATCAGCCTTCGGCAGTTTGGCGTAGACGGCAGGGATGAGCGTCTGAACATTGCTCCAAAGGATGTTGAACCGTGCGGTTTCGTTGCCGCCCGAGCCTCTGGTGTCGTCGCGGTAACGCTTGACGAGTTTCTTCACCCGAGCCTGCCACTTGGCAAACTCGTTCTCGTAGGTGCCGATGACCCGCAGGTACTTCTCAAGTTCTCGGCTAACGGTCTCGTCCATCTGTTAGTCCTTCTTGTTTCGCGCAGAGATGGCTCTGGCCTTTGCCTTCGCATCTTCCTTGCTCGACGCACCCCAAGCACGCAGCGCAAGCGCAAGGCGTGTCGGCTTGCCGTTCTTTTCCATCGGCCCAGCCATGTTCCCCATGCGTGCGAGAAACGATGCGCGGCGAGGATTGTCGCCGCCCTTCACCGGGGGCTTGAGCGTGCCGCCCGTCTCGGCTTTGTAGGAAGCGCGGCCCTTGGCGTTCAAACCGCCCTTCGGGTTCTTGCCTTCACTACGCTGCCACGCTGCGCTCATCAGTAACCCTTTTTCTCTGGTTTAGCGGTCTTGGCAGACTCACGGAACGCCTTAGCGGTCGGCGCACCAGCCTCTCCGGGCTTACGCATCCTCTCGCCGGAGCCAGCCTTGATACGCTCCTGCTTCGCTAGAATGTTGGCGTAGAGTCCGGGCTTACGGTTCATTTGCTAAACAGTCCAACCGCCAGCACAGCAGCGCCTGCACCCGTCGTGACCTTCCACGGGCCGGTAGCCGCGTTGAGGCCAAGTTCCACGACATACACGCCAACAGCCGTACTCGCTGGGATGGAAAGGATGGTCGTGCTGCCGTCGATGATGCTGACGGTTGAAGTCAGCGCCGTTGATACCGTCACCACGATGCGATGCAGGTAATCGTTTGCCGCGCCGTTAGTGCCAAGCACCTGCTCGGTCTGCGAAACGGCAACCGTCTCGTAGGGGTATTGATACGGAAGATTTACGCCACTCATATTCGCGCCCTCCTTGAGACGCTACGCTCGTGAACCTGCCACATATCGTTTAGCGTGACCTCATTCTGTGGCCCAACAATCAAGGTCTTGCTCTCTAACGGCCTCTGCGCGGACGGTTCAGCCCTCCACGCAACGGCTAACATACGGAAAGCGTCGGCAGGGTGTGATGTCCAATCGTGTCGGGGTGATACCCTGAACGCTTTCTTGTCCTCATCATACTCTCGTTGATACTGGCGTAAAGCCTCTATTCCGTCGCCACATTTTACGGAATTGAACCAAGTTCGGGGCAACATCTGGCGAATTGCTTGGATTCCGTCCTGCAAGCCGATGTTCGGCACCACGGACAAATGGTTGATGCCGAGGTGGTCAGCCAACTGCTCTACGATGCTGCGCCCCGTCTGTAGGCTCTTGGCGCGTGCGTCATGCGGCAGGTGATGCTTGCCGTACTGATAACCCTTGTTTACAACCACTTCTGCAATGGCGCGGATGTCTGCACCGGAGACGGCGAAAAAGTCGATAACGCGCACCTCGCCGCCCACGACCTGATACCACCATATCGCGGTGTCGTCGCGGTAGCCCAAGTCCCATGCTGTGTGTACCGGATACCCCGGCTCGAAGACTACACGCTCGTTAATACGCGGCTCTGCCTGTCGCATCTCTGTGCCGAAGAACGCGCCGAGGATAGCCGCCTCGAAACTGCACTCGTACTCTTGGAGGTACTGGTCTTCCGACAACTGCGCCTTTGCTGCGTTGAGTTCACTCTGGGGCAGCAGGCCTGATTCGCTAGCAGGCAGGCGCAGGACAAACCACTCGTCTGGGATGCGCCGTGCTGTCTCGTAGATGTCCCAGAATTGGTTCTTGCCCTTCGGCGTACCGGCAAACACAGCCCAGCCTTGTTTGTCGGAGAGCGCAGGCCGGATGACATTGCCAAACACGCTTGGCTTGAAGTCGCCGTATTCGTCCATGTACACGCCGCTGAACCCGAGGCCGCGCATTGCGTCTGCGTTGTCTGCGCCGAATAGGCTGACCTTCGTGTTGTTAACGAGCGTGATGGTCATCATCTGCTCGTTGGTGTCGCTGATGAGCGGCTGGGCGTAGTGCTTGAAGTAGTCCCACGCAATGCGGCGTGCTTGGTTCTGGTAGGGGGCGACATACCCAAAGAGGCCGTTTGGCCCCCGGTACATGAAGGCTGCGCGGATGATGTCGTTAACCGCTGCGACAGTCTTGCCAGCACGCCGATGCGCGACGAGGCAGGCCCACCGCTTTGTGCGGTCGTGGAACGGCATGAAAGCCCGTCTAGGGCGATACGGGAGTTCTACCCGCTGCTTCACTCGGGCTTGCCCCAAGTCGCCTCAATCTCAATCTTGCTGCCGTCAGGGCCGCTGTGTTCGTGGCGTGCGAGTTTAGGCACATGGTATTCGAGCAAGTCGCTGAAGCACTTGAACGCCGCCTCTGCGCCCTTCTCTTGGTGTATCTCGTCGAGCCAGCCCTGCAAGCGGTCTGCGTTGCCGTCTACGAAACGAGAGATGGCCTCCCTCGCTGCTTGGGTTGACTTGTTAGGGCTTCCTTTGGGGCGACCTGCTGGCATACCGTGGTTAATATATCGTGATTGTTTATCTAATGAAACTATCTTTGCCGCTGTTGCCTTTGGTTAACTTACTTACGCTCCAATATGCGTACCTTCTTTTCCTCACCGGGGAACACAACGAAGTTGCGCGTTCCGGTTGCAGAGTCACCGCCGCGACTGCCTGCGTCTAAATACTTGATGCCGGGGATGCCTAGATTTTTAAAGTATTCAGATGTGTTAACTTGACTGTCTTGCTGTTCAGCAAGATAACGGTAAACGCTCTCACCATCGTAACTATCTGGGTCGCCCATGTAGTAATCAAGACCACCGCCTTCCCCGTATTTTTCTGCGTCTTTTTTGGCTAAATTTTTCAAAATTGTCTGGACACTTTCCGGCTGCTCACTCAACGGCTTATCCCAATCGAGCATACGGTCTATCATCTCGTCGGGGAGGTCGGCTTTGTAAAGGGAGCCTGCTTCTTTCAACCCGCCAAATTTTTCCATTTCCAAAGAGTTTGCATAGTTTGCAAAGGTAGGCCACCCGTCATCCGGGTCGTTTGCCACGCGCTTTACATCTTCTGGATGGCGGCGAGTCATGACATTTTCCCAATACGCCAATTTTGCGTTAGCGCGGTCAATCGCAGTACGGTCGCCTAACCTATGCGCTCTGTCTTGCTCGGCTTGCGCCATGTCATACCATTTTTGGACAGGCTTGCCTTGATAAGTAACGGTTTCTGGGTCAATTTTGCTCAACATAAATTGATAGTCTTGAGCAACATTTGGTTTTTCGGCAAGGTAAATTCCATGCCCGAAAGCCTGCGCCCCCTCGCCCGTGCCAATCTTGCTAGCGTCAAACTCCCCTAGCGGGTTAGCCTCCGTCGCGGGGAACCGATGCGGGGTGCCGTGGTAAACATCTAGTTCAGCGATAGGGGCGGTTTTGCGTAGCGCGGCTGCTATCCGCATAGGGTCAACCATCGACCCTGCGTATTCACCAGCAGCGCGGGGGCTGGTCATTGCCTGCCGTGCGCGTTCAACCTCGCCCTGCACGAAAGCCTTGCCCGTCTGAACCGGCTGCGTAACGATTGCCTTGCCGATGGTACCGAGGTCTTGGGCGGCTTGGTCTAAGCGAGGGGTTGGGCGGTCGGCGGCTTGGGCGTACTCTGCCGTCGTCATGCGCCCCATGTTGGGGTCGGTCGCCAGAGCCTCGTATGCGAGTCCTCCGACGCTTCTGGCGCGGTCTGCGAGGTTCTCCACCACCCCGCCACCGAAGTCAGCGGCACGGTCGCGCATCTGCTGGAGGTATTGCAGCGCGGCAGCAACCCGTGACGGTTCCGCTTTCTTCGCCATTATTCGAGGTTTTCGAGTTTGTACTTAAGGCTCGTCACGGCATCCACAACCGCGTCAAACAGGT